CTGGCATCCTTGGCATTCCTTTGCAACCACGCTTCGCGGAGAGCAAAAGCAAGGTGGTTATAGGCGTTACTGCCATCATTAGTGCCCAATGCCTGGGCTAACTGCATAAGTCGCACTCGCCCTTCGGCCCAAGCAATCGCCAATTCCACAACTTCCGCAGATGGAACCCTTCCCGCGCGGGGACCGACCTTAACCGCCAATGCCTTTTCAAGTAACGTTGTCATTTCGCTCCATTCCGCCGAGTCTCCACGGCTTCAGCACCAAGAAAGTAATCAACCTTGACCGTGACAATCTTGTGCATCCCCGTCAGCTTCAGGAGCCTCCGCCCGGCTTGACGGTTGCCACGATACACGTCTGAGAGATACGCTGCGGAGAGGCCGAGCTTCTGGGCAAACTGCCGCAGGCTTAATTCTCCCTGCTTCTTCTTGAGAACTTCTACCATCTTGTAGTGCGTCATCATGGAACGACTGTAAGCGTACACTCCACGGAATGTCAATCAAAATCGGTTTACACGTCCGCAGAAAGTTGGCAACTCGCGTGCAATACAAAAGCCACCCGCTGTTCTGGGTGGCTCTCGGTCCCATTCCCTCGATTGAGGCTAGTCTACTACTTCAACGCATCCAACACCATAACGAGAATCAGGATCAGCATGATCGCGTTCGCCGCGCTCACGACCAGCAGGATTTCGAGTTTTGTTTCCCAGTTCATCCGATTGGCGCAATGGGCAGCAGTTTCGTAGGATCTACCGACAGGATAGCTGAGTTCTGTGCGATTGCCGCAGTCAAGGCATCGTCCAGTAGAGTAACGTCGGCCAAGGCCGCAGGGCTGAGGCCTACCGTGTTCTTTAACTGAGCCACGAGTGCCTGTAGAGATGCGATAACGAGGGTAGTCGTACTGGCGGAAGATGAAGTCCCCACTCCATTCCTGAGCAGCACGCCGAGGATTGACGAAATGCTTCCCGCGGCGATTCCGACTGGCGAAGGAACTCCTGGAATCGTTCCAATCGCGGTAGCCACCAGAGAGGCGATCAGCAGTGCAAGTGACATGTTATTTTCCTCCCTGAATTTTCGTTGCCAGAGCCGCAATATCTGCGACGATCTGATTAATCGCGCTAGTAAGGCCAGCGGGATCTGCCGTCGCTCCCGAGTGGTAGGCGTGCCATGCTGCCTGTGCAATGTCATAGTCTGCAATCGCCTGATTGAGAACGGTTTTCTGTGGGGCCGTCAAGGTCACTTTGCCCGAGGATACGTCGGCCTTGACGGCGTTGATGCCGGCCTGCGCGTCCATGAGCGTCTGATAGCTCATCTGGTCGAAGGAGTTGATCGCCCCCGGTAATGGTGCTTTGACGGCCTGCTTCGCACACCCGGCACCGGCCAAGATAGCCAGCACGAGTGTAAGGATTTGCGCTTTTCGCATAGTGCTCCCTTCTGAGTATTTTTCAAGGGGCGGTAAGCCATCCCCCGATAGTCCCGCCCCTTGTTACCTCCGCCCCCTAAGCAGGACCGGAGAAGTCGATCTTGATGCTCGACAGTACCGGAACCACGGCGCTGACGGTTGCTTGTTCGGTATCCGTAAACCCGCCACAGGTTGCGGTCAGGTTTGAGACCCCCGCGGCAACGCCGGTCAATACATCCGTGGCCCCCGCTGGGGCGTCCGACGCAGCGGCTTGGTTGTCATCCGCCCAGGTTACCGGGTTAGCGGTGAAGTCGATAGCAAACGGTGCCCCATTCTGATCGAACCCGAGAACGGATGCGGTGGTTTTCTGTCCTACGTTGAGTTTTACTGGTCCTTGTGCCATGTTGCCTCCAAATGAGATTTTGATGAATGCCAGCCGGGGTTTAAGAAAGCCAACGATTCTATCGAGGTCGCGCTCGATTTCCTCCTCAGTTCTTTCCTGTCGTTTGAGAAGTTCGATTTCCTCCTGTTCGCGGTCAAAGTGCATCACTACCCTCCCTGCGGTTCGTCCTCGTGGGGCTTGGGCTCGGGAGGAGGCGGGATTGGTTTGGGAAGGGGTGCGGGGTCGGGATGTTTGCTTTTGCTCATGGGTTCTCCTTGTTAGTCTTAATATCCTCTGCTTCCATGACTACGAGGTCCATCAGAGGGATCATGGCCAAAGCACTCTTGCGTTGCGACTCAGTGATGTCCTTGTGCATGTCAATAGAGCGGGCGACGAGCAACTTTTTAAGCCGTGTCCGCCCCGCCGCCGTGATCGTCAACATATCCAGTTCTTCGAGCAACCGATCCATTTCGTAATAGCGCTGATCAGGGTGATGCAGGTCAGCCGACATGCGAGCTTGCACCGTTGCCCACATGGGGCTGACCTGAGTTTCTAGTTTGGTAAGCGCGATTTGCATGTCTGCCTGTCTCCCGTTCAATCGAACGACAAAACCGAGGACGGCAGCTAACCCAACGGAAAATCCTGCGATAATTAATCCGACTTCCAGTCCAGTCATGCGGGGTCTCGCCTCATTACCGCCCAAGCCACCATTGTGCCGTCAGGATTGGCGTAGGGCGGAAACACGTTTGGCATGGCGTCTTGCGCAAGACGGTAGCCCTCCTGCTCGGCACCGTCCCGCGCATATTCATCCATCAGGTTGACGACTTTGTAGCCGGACTTCATTTCCTATCCGTGCGGAGGCTTATCGGGGCCGTCGTACCAAGTCGTTGCGGCCTGGTCTGATGCGGTCGGAGAGTACGCTGTTCCTGCCGGGTAAAGCAGGACGTTCGTTCCATCCGGTGAGCCAATGTAGATTGCCGGATCACTCCATCCCGGCGAGGATACCGGCAAGCGGGCAAAAGTTTGGGTCGTGCCTTGCACTTTCACGGCTGCAATGGCTTGGGCATAGGTAAGATTTTTCATCGTGTCAGCTCCGCGAATTTAATCGCCTTTCCGTTTTCTTTGTAATACTTAAAGCCTGCGCCGTGATCACCGATGTTCCAACAATATGTTTCGTCGATGTAGGTCAGCCAGCGCAGTTTTTCGCCGGGTTCAAACGTCGGAACAACTCCCCGGCAAAACTTGGTGTCATAATCCTGCCCATCGTACCGCAATTTGTAACTGAAGGTATCGTAGCGTTCTACGATCCCAACCTCGTTGATCGTGTTGGTCTTTGCCGATTGCTCGGTTGCCCGAACCAGATAGCCCCAAGTGAAGCAAGAGACCGCCGTAACGAACATGCACAACACGAAGCTAACGGAGGGTATCCGGGTCAATACCGAGGCGGTATGCAAGCTGATTGATTGCTCCGCGCTCAATGCGAATCTCTTCCCGAGTATCGGCCAGGTCTTTGCGTAAGAGGTCACGAGCGCTGATCCAACGCGCCAGACGGCGTCCAGCAAAATGCAGAACGACGCTAAATACAGCAAGTACAACACCGGAGACCAACTGGGAACCCAAAACGCTAGACACATGGTTTCTCCATTCCCCTTATTCAGTCTTATCGGAGCGGATGCCCGACTGCAAAACTTCCCAGCAGGAGGCTCAGGAAATAGCAGGCAATTGAGGCCCAGCCAAGATGCCAGCGAAAGCTCGGGGCCGGCTGATAAGGCCCAATGAATACCGCCAACACCGCTAACACGAACGCAAAGACGAGCAAGATTGTGGAAATCATAGGTTCTCCTTTTCGAGTTGACTCTCTAGTTCTTTGATTCTGTCATCCAGTGCAGGAATCATCCAGTCTGGAGCCCCCTTACGCGCTTCCTGCATCTTACGCAACTCCTCACGCAATTCTTGTTCTTTTTTGCTCACATCGCCCACGGCAAAGCAGGCCCAGCAGCCATGCCCGCGGTAATCCCTGAGGTAACCCCTGAAGTGTGCGTGCAGTAGCCATAGAGCTTAACCGCAAGCGCCACGTGGCCGATTAAACCCGGATCAATCTCGAATCTCCGGTACATTCTGGCGAGATGGTACGCGACCGCCTGGGAACTGATGGCGAGTTCTTTGGCGATTTCTTCCCGACCCAAGCCAGCCAGCAGGCAATAGGCGATTTCTCTCTCTCGCTCAGTCAAACCGGCTGCTACGAGATCCCAGAGTTTCATGGACAAGTTTGCGTACAGGTGATGGTCTGCGTCCCCTTCTTAATTACTCGTTGCTGACAGCCCAGAAGGTGGCAGTAGGGGTATCACCGCGTTAACTTCGTTGGAGGCTTTCGACGAAGTTCCTTTCGAGCTCACCGCAGTCACCACGTAAAACCACGAATCTCCAGCCACCACGGCATTATCCGTGAAGGTCGTTACCGGCGAAGTGCTGCATGTCAATGGTTTGGTCATGTCGTAACTGCCGCTCGCGGTCGCACGATACAGACAGTTCAACGCGACCGGGTCGGTCGTCTGAGTGAAACTTAATATCACGCTATGAGCGGCAAACGCGCGCGCGCAGAGCAAGAGAACAACAGCGAGTTTCTTCATGGGTTCCTCAATTCACAATCCAGTAATTCCAGCAGGTAATCCCCGACGATGTCAATGTGAAGGTGAAACTGACTCCGGCTGATCGCGCAGATACGACAGGATCAGTCGTCAACGTCGGAGCCACGCAAGCAGGTGCCCCGGCAATTCCAGTGTTATCGGTGATCGCTTGCAGGAAGATTTTGGACGTTGCGGTTACGGCCGTGGTCGAAACCACTACGCTTGTGTCTGTAGCTTTGGCGGTAAACGCTCCCGAAGAAGCCGCGAGACAGGCGACTACGCCAGCCGGAGGCGTCCCGGTATCTGCCGCTCCGCAGACTGATGCAGTGCCGATGGACTGATAGACTGTCGGCACTGAGGCACTCGAAATAACATGGACCGGGAAGGTCGCATTCCCGAACGTGTCCACGCAATTAAGCATGATATTCGGATCGCTCGAGGTATATCCGAAATAATCGTCGGCATCCGTGAAGAAAGATGCAGAGACGTTCGATGATTTGCGTTCGTCGAGGAAGCAATAATCCCCAGTGAATGCCGAATTTGCGCCATTGATCTGGGAGGGAAACGCACCGGAAATGGCATGCGCGGCAGCACCCGCGGGAGGATTCCCGGTATAGGGTCCATCGGTCACGTTGCCGGGATTGGCTGGCATTCCGCCGATGCCTGTTGCGATCCAGCCGTTACTAGGGGCGTTCGCCCCTGCGATCATACCAAAAATCACTTTCTCGGAATGTCCCGTGCCGATTACCGACGTGCCGTTTACGTCATTGTAGAACCCCGTGATGGGCGTGACACCTGCTCCGCAAGATGGCGCAACGTAAGTCCAGCCATTGAGAATCCTGGCCCCGTTGTCGGACATGATATAGCCAGTCGTTCCGGGGAAGCAGGATTGCCCCGCGTCGGGCAGGCATTCAAGAGAGAACCAGCCATAGGAGTTTTGGCCGACGTTGCTTGAGATGATGTAGCAGGCCTCTTGCGTGCCAGTAACGCCCGTGTACTGGACGCCAGACTGCTCATTGCCGCTCAGGTCGCGGATTCCAACGCACGAGGGCACATTGTTGCAGTCGATGAGAATGTGGTCGATCAATTCCGCGAATTGACTATTCGCCTTTGTCGGGTCCCCAATGTCGATGACGGGGAGAACTCCGACGAGGGTGCCACAGTTCGCCGCACAGTTGATGGAGGTAGCCCCGTGCATGTTGGTAGACGTGCTCGTATGAATGCCCACAACCATAATGCTGGCGTTTGTCGGAGGAGTGCAATTGTTATCCCCGCCCACCCCGTTTCCGATGAAGGCTTGTGGAGCGCACACGCGGTAACGATTGTCGTCTACGGGAGCTCCGGTTGCGCCCTCGATTTGGACGTATTCTCCGGGGACGAAGTTCATGCCTACGGCGAGCGAGCCGCCAGCCAGTGTCCCTGATGTGAGCGTCGGGAAAGTCCACTGAGTGACGCCCCCGATGGTTACCGGGCCAGCGACCGGGCAAATATTTGGCGTTGCTGCTGCGGTGTGCGTTTCGTTGATTTGCACCGTAGTCGCCACGGTGAGGGCTATCGCGCTGCTAGTGAGTGCTGTGAAGGTGATGTTGTTTACGCCGGCCGACGCGACGAAACCACTAAGCGTAAAAGAAAGTCCGGCGAGTCCGTTCGCGGCCCCGTTCGGAAACGTTCCGGCATAGGTCGTAGTTCCGCCCACTACGCTTACCTGTGTCACCGGGAAGCCAGCATTGTTCCCGCACACCATGACCTGATTGTTGAAAGTCGCATTGCCGGAGATCGTGACAAACTGGCCTGCCGATAACTGCCCAGAAATAAGCTGATTTTGTGTGACCGTGGCGAGGTTGCCGCTGGCCGTGATCGAGTTGATGCTCCAGCTATTCGCAGTCGGCGAAATGGTCAGATACTCGCGGAACCCCGCGCCTGTCCGTTGATTGGTAACGGCGATGTTGGAAGCTACAATTCCCGCGCTAGGGATTGCCCACGAACGAGTTTGAGGATTGAGTCCGCCATTTCCCGCCGCAGATGCGACTGTGATCGTAGTGTTTTTCGTTCCGGCATAGCCGCGCCCACGTCCCTTGAGGCCATTCACTCCGTTGCCGATGTACATCGTTGCCGTGGGCGGGGTTTGAAGAGTTGAGCCTACTTGGCAGCATACTCCGTACTGTGCAGGGACTTGCGAAACAATTAGGTTCATCGGCCCCAGGTCAATCTCGCCAGCATTCAGAGCTGTAATGGCAGCCTGCCCGCCTGAAGTGCCTCCGAAGATGTTGGAATCCAGTCCGCATGTGGTATTGGTAAAGCCAAGCCCAGAAAAAGAGTTGGAGGCATTCGCTAACCCTCCAGCGTCGATGATGTTGCCCATCGTCCCGACACCGGCAACCGCGGACTGAATCGCTGCGCATGGCGAGTTTAATCCAGATCCGGTCTTATAGCCGAGTACCGAAACACGAGTCGGATCATTAACCAAACCTCCACTCGGACCTCCGACAGAAGGTTGTCCAGCTAACGTTCCGGCTAGTCCGCTAATATTTCCAGCCGGGCCAGTTGAAACGGAAGCGGTTGAGGCTTGAATGGTTACCGTCAATGGCCCACTGGCAAAGGCTGAGGCCCGCGCCCTGACGTTGGTATAAGCGGGCAGGCTGAAATTCCACACGCCGGCTGCGGTCGCACTCGTCACCGCCGTCCCGCCTGCTGCTGGTGTTCCCGGAACGCTCACGAAAGTATTGCCACCATCGGCGCTCGCTTCAAATTGGATGGTTCCGGTAAACCCGCCGACCAATGTTATGACAACCGAAGATGTCGAAGCCGCGGCTGTATTCTGCAGTATCAGGCCGATGCAGGCATTCGTGGTTGCGCAGGTTGCGCCCGAAGCGCTGATAGCGCCCGTAGTGCTCGGGCTGGACCCTTGACCAAACGCCAAGGCTACAAAGAGAAGTACCGCGAAAATGTGCTTTAGTGTTTTCATGGGATTAGTTAAAATGGTGTTATGCCAAAGCTCGATTGGACCTATTTTGCGCCATGGGCTGGCCTCTTTAGCGTGCGCCCTTTGCCTTCTGAGCCGCATCGAGCGACTGCTGAAGAATATCAGTCAGATCGGCGGTTGCTGGAGTGGCTTGTGCCGATTTCGCCCCGCGTGCAGTGATATGCCCTCGTACGGCCTGCCCTTCTGCACTCGGCAGTTTCCCCGTCAGTTCCCCCTTCGTGATTCCGGTTGAGTTCCGCGCAATGAATTCCTTCCGCGCATCCTCTTCCGCCATCTCGCCATGTCGCTCAAGGTTCTGCCCCATTTCCTGTTGAATCGCATGATCTTCTGCAATATCAGCAGGCGTGCGAAACTTGGTTGCTTCTCGAATGTCATTCGTTCCGCCACGATACTGGGGCCTTTCGGGAGGCCATGCCGGATTCTTCGCTACCTCGTCCAGAGCGTTTTCCGCTGCCTTGACATTCCCTTTCTTGAGATAGAATTCGACGGCAGCATTCGCTTTCATGTTGGCGGCTTTGTTCTCAGGCGGAATGGCTTCGTCGATTACATCTTTTACCGCAAAATCGGCAGCTTTGATTGGCGGGACGGGTGTAGGCTGTTTGACAGGCGGCATCCGAAAGCCTGGTGAAGTTTGAACCGAAGGAACCGATTGTTCGCTTGGTGCTTGGCTTGCTGGCACGCTTGGCGTTTGTGGTACTGGCTCTGCAGGTGTTTCCGGTGACCAAATATCCTTGATGTGCCTAACGTCCCCAGCAATGCCCTTTGCGGCCTTATACGCGGCTGTCAGACGGTCGAATGTAGCCACATCAGCCACGCGGCCCGTCATCTTTGCGCCTGTCACCGCAGTTTGGCCGATCTTAGAGGCAAGCGGCGTCTGGGCAGCGCGTACAATGCCCTCTGCCGCTAATGGAGCGACTGCAGCCGCGCTCGGAACGGCTGTATGCCCTAACACCCCTCCTACATCCCCCGAGGCTGCGCTGGCCTCCATTCCGGGCACATTGACGCCCACCCCTTGAGCCAGAGGAGTCAGCAGATGCCGATAGACAGGCCCATACCCTGCAGCCTTTTGTGCCTCATTCTGCGCTTCAGCGGCAGTCGGCTTACCCTCGATTTTGGCCTGGAGGTCGTTGCCTGCCTGCTTGATTCCCCGGTAAGCCATGCCGGGTGCCCCTGTGAGAACTGCCGTGCCGATAGATTTCAGCATTGGGACAGCATCTTCGGCCACAGCCGACCAGAAGCCCGGATGCGGCGTTTCCTGATCTTCGATTGGCAAAAGCTTTCCGCCATTCTGGTAGGCTTCGTGGATCTTCGGTGCTGGCACAACATGAATCGTTCCGTCTGGGGCTTGCACGCGCACCCCCGGAGTCCCGCCTTGCTTCACAGCATTCGGCAGTTCACTCTGCGGAATATCCCGCATCGTGCCTTGCGGATCAAAGACAGTTACGGTTGCTGTGCTCATTGGTGCACTGGGAACTGATCCCAATAACCCCCTTTACCTGCTGGAGTATCAGCCTTCAGGCCTTCGCCAACCTTCGTGCCATAGAGCTTGTTGACGTTATCCACGCCGCGATTCAAATTGTCATGCGCGGCTTGTTTCTGAGCATCAAGGAAGGAATTGATGTCTGTCACCATCTTTGGCGTCCATGGATCACCGCTGAGGGCATTCGCAATCGAGCCTCTGACCCGTTCTGGCAGACTTCCCATACCACTGAATCCAGAGACTTCAGCCGGCGATACGCGGTGCGTGCCTTCCGGTTGCGCCACGCCAATGACCTTGTAGAGTGTTGCGCGCGCTGCGGCGATGTTTCCGCCCTGAGCTTGTGCAACTGCAGACTTGCCCTGCTCAATCTCGGTAAGCTTCTGCTCGAAGGGTTTAAGAACTCCAGTTTCGATCTTGTCTCGCGCGTCTTTCTGATTCCCGTATTGCTGCAGAAGTTGCTGGCGAATCGGTTCGACTGTCGCCGCAACTGCTTGGGCCTCTTGCAACTTATATGGCTGAGTTGCTTTCGCTTCCGCAGCAGCTTTATATGCAGGATAGTTCTCAGCCTTGGCGCCCGGTGTTCCCATGTAACCTGCAAAGCTTTGCAGTTCAGGAGAGACTCCGGGAGCTAACCCTTTGTCCTGATAAAACTTCATTTCCGCTTTACTTTTCAGCGTCTCCTGTTCCGTTTTCTGCGTGGTCGCTAATTTCTCGCCTTCATTAATCTGCGACTGCTGACCCTTCAACCCGTTCTCGATCACCGTAAGCGCGTCTCGCAGTTTGTCAGGCGGAGCCCCCGACTGTAGCAACTTCATTGCTTGCTGCTTGAACATCGCAGCTTGCGGGTCGGCAGGCGGCTGTCCCGGTGTAGGGTCTGAAATCAGTTGGTTTATGGTGTTCGTAAGCGTTGGCACAAGCTTTTCGTCAGGTGCCTGCTTCGCCGCCTCAATCGCCCCTAGGTATTGGTCGTGCTTATCTTTCAGCGTCTTGAGGTTGGTTTCCCCGCTCTGTGCGTCTCGTAAGGCGATTTGCGACGCTGTATCGCGGTAATCGAGAAAGTGTTTTGATGTTTCAAGTGCGGCGTTGGACGAACCGCCATTGGCGAGAATAGATTTCTGCAATTCGCCGGGATCTTTCCCGTCCCATGAGAGCATCGCTTTCGTAGTCGCTTGCTGGTCTTTCAATTGCTGCTGCTGCAATTGGACCTGACCTTGCTGTAACTGCTGCTGCCCAAGTAGGCTTTTCAGCGCGATCATTTTACCGTACTGATCCATTGGCCCCGGTTGCTGCTGGGGTGGATTGATGCCGAGAGCTGGTAGAGGAATGCTCATGTTATCCCGGTGCCTGTACGTAGGGACCGCTGCCAGCACCCATATTGATGCCGCTCAAATCGACGCCGCCCTGCTGCCCTAAAATCTGCTGCAGGGTTAGATACTGGCTGAGATTGTTTCCGATGTTTCCAAGAGCTCCGCCGTATGCGTTAGCGCCGCCGACGTAACCGGAAGCCGTAGCCGCGCCGGCATTGTTGATGTTTTGCCCAATCTGTCCACCAGAGCCAAGCAGGATGTTTCCGCTATTCGATGCACCCTGTTGCCCGGCCTGATTCAGTTGGCCCGTCGAGGTCTGACCGATACCCGCGAGAGCTGCCAGCCGATTGAACTGGTTTCCTTGGTTGTTCTGGAAGATGTTGTATTGCTGCTGATACTGATCACGTGCGCGGTTGTAGACGTTCTGGTAATCGGATTGTGCGGCCTGCTGGCCATAGTTGACTAAGGCCCGGCCGTAATTTGAATCTCCCAGTTCGCCATTTGCTGAGGCCTGATTCGCTAAAGCCTGTTCGCCCTGCTGGACTTGGAATTGATACCCAGGCTCATTCTGAGCCTGTTGCATAGTTGGAGCCTGAAAGGGCATAACCCACGATTGAAATGGGTTGAGTTGCGAGGTTGATCCCGGCGCGTTACCGCCCGTAACGAGCGGATTGCCGCTAGAGTTAACCGTTCCCGAAGGCGCTGGCGGATTTGCCGGACGGCCCCCCGTACTGGCTCGCGGATCACCTGGATCACCGGGCTGCTTATCGGCCCACGCATCTATCTGACCCGGAGGAATGTTCGTATCTGGAATATGGCCGACTCCGCCGCCCCACGCCCGCGGAATCAAATCAGGATGGACGGGATGCGGCAAAATCGTGCCCGTACCATCTCCGTGCATGACCAACTCTTCCGGCCCTTTTTCTCCGACCAGATAATGCAATCCGACCGTAGCGCGTCCACCCTTTGCCCGCGGAATCAATGGGTTTGGATTCTGTGCAACTCCTGAAGGTGCGGCAGGATTAACGATCTGTCCAGCTACTGCGGGACTATTCAACCCTCCCGCTTGCGGAGCGATATTTCCGCCCGCGTTTATCGGATAAGGATTGAAAGGCTTGAGCCCTAAAAGATCGTTGAGGCTGATGACCGCATTCTGTCCCGCGCGGCGATAGGGTGCCGAGTTCTGCTGCGCAAGATTGCTTTGCTGGTTCTGCTCTTGCAGTGCGGCGTTCGCGTCTTGTTGCTGAAGGGTCGCAGCATCTTCGGCGGCTTGAGCCTGAGTCTTTGCCGCCTGTTGAGCGCCATGTGCCGCAATGGCTCCCCCTCCAAGAGATGAGGCAATTCCACCAACTGCGAGTGCTGCGCTTAGGAATGGCATGTGAGCCTTTTCAGGTACGCGGTTTCCATCGGGTTGTAGCCAAAACGCTTGTAGATTGCGGACACATCAGGACTAGGAGAAGTGACCCCCATCCATACAGCACCGAGAGACTTTGCGAGGTTTTCTGCTGCCCACAAGAGCTTTGTGCCTGCTCCACCCTTGCGTTCATCCGGCAGGACGTACCACATAAGCTCGTGCGCTGTGTCCTCGCCCGTAAAGATTTCGGGATAGATCACGAAGGCCAGAACTCCAACAATGACCGCTGCATCGTTCAGGTAGAGCAGGATCTTTCCGTTCGCGGCCTGAATGACCCTCAACGCTGATTCCGCAGCCTTCTTAGGATTCTGTTTGATGATGCCCGCATAAGGCCCATCAAGCAGCGATTGCATTCCCAGTTCTACGATGCGCGGGATATCAGTTTCTTCTGCGGTGCGAATCAATGTAATCCTCGAGGTCTTGCAGTGTGGAAAGCTTGGAAAGATCGTCGTCCAGAATGTCAACGCCAAACGTGTTTTCCAGTTCGAGAATCATGTCGGCTTTTTCGAGCGAGTCATCGCACAAGTCGATTAGCTTCGTGCTCGGCATGACCGGACGATTGAAATACGATTGGGCAAACTCTGCGATTGTCATCCTACGATGTACCAGTTCCCCGGCGTTTGGCCGTCACTCTTTAATCTCATCTTGGAATATTGCGCTGTGCCCATCGGTTGGCTCGTAGCTCCATTGATCTTATCCGACACTCCCCCAGGCCCAAGCGAAGCAGTTAATGTCGGAATATTCCCATCAGAGGAAATCTTGACGTACACAATCTCCTGATTCTGATTGTTCGCCGCCAGTGGCACCCCGAAAGATGCTGGCCCAAGATGCGTGTCGAGAGTCTGCAGAAGGCATGAATTGAAAACCGGGATAAGGGTGCGGAGACCGTCAATGGCTAGTTTCCCTGCTGGGTCCACGAGGACTGCATTCCCCCGCGGCGGAGGAATGCCAATGCTTGCACTGCTCACGCTACCTGCCTCATTTGGTCGCTCAGGCGTTGTTTCGGTTTTAAGTCAGGATCACCATTTATGAATCCGTCGATTAGTCGCAGGGCATAAGCATCGCTGCAGGAGACTTCATAGACGCGGTTACGCGATCTTCCCAACCTTCGCCACATCGCACGGACGGAATATTGCCCAGTCAATCCAAGACTTACAGTATAGTAATTGGACCACGTTTTTGCACCGTCATCAGACCAGCGCAGAGAGAGTTGTGGCCCTTGCAAATGTGCTTGCGGCGGAATCGCATTGACCACGCCTGCCTGATTCACCTGCAGGCCGGTATCATTGAAACTCGGCAGACTTGCCATGGCATAATTCGCTACTGGCGGAATCTTTGTCGGCAATCCCGAGAACTGCTGTAAACCGCTTAGGGCTCCGGCATTCGAGACTTGCAACTGCCAGTAGGTTGTTTCGTTCACATTATCCGCGAGAACTACACGTCCGGGCGTAGCAACCTGCCCCAACCCTGCAGCCGCAACCGTGATCGCGCCGCCATCGGTGATCGTTACCGTCCAAAGACTCCCATTCGGTGCTGTCAGATTGAGTTGATTCGCATTCAGCGATGGGCCGGGGATGTTCGTCGGGAGGCCCATTTCGGCAAGGACTTCGAGGGTGTTGTGAAAGACCCATTCATGCTCTTTGGCAATGTATGGCGCTCTGCGAACCCGTCGAATCGTGTTGCCATTGTCGCTGAGATTCGCTACCGATTGAGTATAGATATTGCCTGACTGCGAATCTCCGACGAAGTGTTGCCCATAGCAATAAGCATGAACCTGCTGAAGTTGCTTATTAAATTGTCCTCCGGTCCAGTAGCCGCGCTGATGCCAACTGCCGTTAGAAATGTCATAAACCCAAGTAGCATTCGCGGTCGGGAAATTCCAGACTACGAAAGTATGACCCATGTCCTGATAACTGTAGCCTTGAGCATCGGTGATGGTGGAATAACCGCGCCAGACTTCCTCCACTGCGAAGGTTGAAATCCGATCCCCGGTATAGCCGCTGATCCGGTACGCAATGCCCGCCCCGCGTTCGTCGGCTCCGATTAGGAATACGGTATTGTCTGCACGGACCGGAGAACGCAAAGCCGCACAGCCCGATTCGACATAAACCCCAGGCACGGGAACGAACGGGAACAAGGCGCCGGAATTGTAATAAGGCACTGTCCGCTTCTCCCCGAACAGCAGAATCATTCGCTGATTTTCAATCATCGAAACGATGTTGTCAGGGAATTCGGATACGGTCGCGATATTCAACGGGTTGTAATTGAAGGGATTTTGCGGCCCAAATATTTGGAACTGGTTGGGCGGAATCAAGGTCACCACAAATCCATCGACCCACTCCCCAAGCGAATAGACTTGCGTGCTTTCCGTTCCAAATAAGCGTAGAGGATTGATCTGAAAATAACTGATAACCCCAAGGGCGGTCACCCCGATCAGCACTTGTGCGGCTGTGGTCGTGGCTGGAGTGCCGAACATGGAAGCGAGTCCGCCGGGGCCGAAGTTGGTGTTCGGTAGGGTGACCAGGGAAGTTGATGCTTGTGTCGCAACTCCAGTCGAGGAAATTTGCCAGAGGTTAAAGCCGTTGGCCGTGAGCTGTCCCACCGCATATAGGGTGCCGAGATAATTGAGCATCCCAATGACCGACGTAGCTCCAGCTAGATTCGAGAAAAGCGAGAGCCCCGGCGTGGGATACATGGCCATCTTTGAACGCCCATCCCCCGATTCGTCCTGCTCCAAATACCAGTTCATCGTGAACTGCGCATCTAGCGAAGGCGAGAGGCTTTGATACGTCGGTCCGCAGAGATTAAATCGAGGCATATTACCGAGTGCCTACTACGGTGATGGTGACGGCGGGAGCGGTGAGTGCGCCTGCGGTCGTGTTGCAATAGGTGATGTCTACTCCGTTCGCCACCGCGCGAATGCCCATCACGGGAAACACGCCATTCGCGGCCATAGTGGCGGAGCCGGTCAGGAAAATGTTGTCGCCAGCGTTTACGACACCGTTAAAGGCTGCGGGCGTGAAGGATTGTTCGGCACAGGTGTTCGCATTCGTGGAACCCGGCGTAATTGCCCCAGATACGACGTAATATTTCGCCAGCGTGGTTCCACTGCCGATGACCTCGGAGACGAACGTGCCCTTACCTGTGGCATCAATGGATGCTTTGATGTTGCCCAAGCCATCACCGAAGACGCACCCGCCCGTGCCTGCACCGTTGAATACATTACACTGCACCGCAGTCGCTCCGTGCGAATTGATCTGCGACAGACCACCCTGTACAAAATTGAGGATGGCCAATCCAGACGAATCCTGTACCTGCAAGCTCTGCCCTCCCGCCGTCTTCGTGATCGACCATTCCAGCGTGTTCACGCTCCCAATACGATCAACAAAATTGAACGATGCGATTTGTTGTGCAGTAAGGCCGGAGGAAATCGTGAGTGCCGCATACGTCGCATCCGCATTGTTGTTCAGCGTTACCGTTGAATCTCCGCAATGCTTTATGCCGTCGAGAAATCCGCAGGTTGTGCTTTTGTCGTAGAGATAGTCGCTGTTCGGGGAAGCAGTCTTTATGCCGTGAATCGTGTCGTTTACCCCTTGGCTGCCGATGACATAGAGTTTGTCCACGCCGATCATGTCCGTAATCCCGCCTGCCGATTGCGAGATCTCCACGGCGTAAGTAGTCGCTCCTGCATTGGCCAGAGTCACATGAGTATCGTGAATGCCGACACCCTGCACGTCGCGGATGCGGATGGCAGGAGCGGTTTGCGTAGCGGCATTGGCGACGCACTGCTCGGAGCGAAAATTGTTGCCGCCAATGCTGAAGCTATTGATGCCGGTCCAACCAGCCCCGTCGATATTAAGATTAGAAAACAATGGGCCACCAAACGAAATCCCTCCGCCTGAGATTCCGATGCTCTGGAGTGAGCCGGCTGCAGTCCCGATGAAACTCACAATCGGAGTCGTGTTTGCACAGGTTCCGTTGAAGTTGTTGTCGTGCAGAGTGATCTCACTTCCGCCATTAGTCACCAGCAGTCCCGGAGCCGTCTGGAAATTGAAGACTAGCATATGATCAATGTGGCTCGCGGTCGAGACGTTGTTCCAGTAAATCACTCCATGGGTATAGGTCGCTGCGGGATCACTTCTTATCGACCAGCCATCAATCGCCGCGTAAGCCGTCGTTCCGGTCGCGGTGCTGATCGCTGAATCCCCAACAAACGTGCTCCCATTGTTGATTTCGCATGTGTTCGCTTGGGATGGAGCAACGCAAGCCATTACAGAAGCATTGTTTAACTGAAAGCACGATTGAGTAGCATTGTTCGGATTGCAATTGATGATGAATGGAGGATAGCCGAGGAGTGTGACAGGTTTTGTGGCCGTCCCGACCGCCGTTTGCGTAGTGATCGTCGGCAAACTAACATTCGATGGAATGATTACGACCCCGCCAGTGGAGGGCAGGTTGTTAATTGCGGCTTGAATGGTTAGGTTGGCGACGCCATCGGCTACTTGAATGCCCAATGGGTTGCTAGGATTGATGCCTACTATGCCATCAATCTGATACTGCTGAACGTGTGAAGCGTTCTGCACGATGATCCGATAACTCACGCCTGGCTGTAGCCAGATGCCGCATTGCAGACCTGAGCAGGTTGGAAAACCTCCAGAATTCAAAATGACCGGATTGCTATTGAGTGCAACGCCAGTGTAATCGGTGTAAGTCGGTTGCGGGGTCAGCGTGCCCGTCGCATAGGTAAACACGAACCCATTGGAATTGGGCTGACCGTTTAGAGTAAAGAATTGCTGTTCGGGAATCGGGAGTAAAGCTGTAGGAGCCTGTCCCGCCATCATGCTCGTAAACAGAACGAACAAGCAAAGCCATTTCTTCATTAGTATCCCCTCCCTGCAGGCTGATCTGTAAGCCAGTTGTATAACTGCTTTCCGGGGTCAACCAACATGCGATCACAGTAGGAATCGAGCAGAGGCGTGTTGCTGGATTTGACGCGGGCTTTCGATTCTGTTGCCAACTGGATAACCAGCGGTGCAGTTGAAAGATTGCCAGGGAACTCCGCCATCAGCCGTAGAGCTAGGTTATAGCGTAAGCATTCAGCATAACCGGGAGGGTATTGGATGTCGGTAGTGAAGTCAGGAAACGCGGTCAAGAGTGTCCAGCTATAAATCCGCGTGTTGACTGCGACATTCGGGATGCACCAGAAATTCAGATTCCGCAGAGGAAAGGCTCCATCATCGTAAACCTTTTGTGGCAGCGAACTCTGAATCAGTTTGACCGGGATTGCCGCCCATTGCTCTGTCGTCAAATATTCGAGCGGAAATTCCAGGGGTTGTGCGGGATTGTTGAGGCTGACAATGCCCATACGCTGAATCTTGGGCGGCCGGGCGATGTTGAAATTGCCGCCGATTCCGAGCGTGTAAGTCTGCTGGCCTGTGGTTAGCGGGAATTCGTTCATCTGGATGGCAAAGATCATCAACCGCTCTGCCTGAAAGGAATCCATCATCTGATTCCCCACAAGCAGGCAGTCCTGCGATTCTGCCGCAGAAGGCGATTCCCCAGAGGCCAGCGCCCCTACGAGACGGAGGGAACTATTGATGAGATCTTGTCCAGTCATGTGCTATATTCCAAATGGCGGCCAGAGGTCGGGGGTTCGACTCCCCCTAGTACAAAACATGCGCCGATGAGTGGATGCTTTTGGTTTGTTGGTATTCCGATCAGGGGAACTATCGACGGTACCGGATAGTGGTCCTACGATGAGAGCCAGCATGTACGACTTGAGACGATTGCTCATCGGCAGCGTACTATAGCTCGGAAGGGGTTCGCCTCCCCGCGTGGTCAGAGCACTGGCCTTCATTTCAAATCAGTTGGACTCTTGGTTTCCTCTGCAGGTTTTGCCTGTTTCTGGGATGGTGTCGGTGTTTCCGTTTCGGGTATTCGATTGGTTAATCCAGGGAGGTCAAACCAGCCTTTGCCAAGGGCCATTTCTTCAGCTTCGCTTGAAACCACGACCGGGGGCTTAGTCGCGTTGTATTTGCACTTCGGATATTGTCCTGCCATATTGCGCCTCTTTCTATGTGAAGGTAACGCCGACCGAGGAAATGACAACCCACTTCGCGTTGAGTGCCATGATGGTAATGGCCGCACCAGCGAAAGCAGCGTAGGTAGCCAAGTTGACTGAGGCCGAGCCGGTCTGAAACAGGCCCGTCGCAGTGATGGTATGGGCAAATGCCGTAGTCGAGAAGATATAGAGAATCTTCCCATCATCTCCGCCTGCGGATTGCGCACCCGCGACTGGCGCGGCAAGCGTGCCGAGAAAGGCACTCCCCTTGGTGATCTGATAGACCGTAGGCACCAGAGGAGGCCCGACTGGAATCACGGTCGCGCTGGCAGGCGTTGGCAAGACAGTAAAGTTTGAGGGATTCAATCCCACCAACGCATTGACTTGCAAAAGGCCACCAGTAAGGTTAGTGAAAAAGGTGTTGATTGTGTTCCTGACATCGGAACTCAGTGCGCCTTCCTGAAACAGTGTCGGAGTTACCGGCATAGCGATTCTCCTAAAGAAAATTGGGGCGGAACTCCGCCGCCCTGCGGTTCAAATTAACTCAGTACGACTGGCCCACCGTTGGTGGCGCTACCTCCGCCACTCAACAGGTGATACACACCGTTGCAGGCTCGCAAGATCACGCCTGCCCCACGAAATGCTGGGAAGGTTGCCGTATTCTTCAACGCCACCCCTGCAGCAATCAAGGAAACGGTTGTGATGGTATGGGCGAACAGAGTGTCCGACCACACCTGGATAATGTTGCCTTCTGCGGACACCGGAGGCGCGGCCAAGGTCATCGCATCCGCCGATCCGGTTTTCACGACATAGAATCCCGGAACGTTGGCTGGAATGGCATCAGTTGTGCCTTGTAGGAAGGTCGCTGGCCAAGTGAATGCCGCTTCAACTTGCGTGGCCGTAATCGACCGCTGCACGAACTCGGTGAACTCGTTGAAGTCGCCCGGAAGTCCGATCTGGACCTGCGAACCGACGACGTGAGGCTGTGCATTGGTTCCGAACATTCCGCGAGTGACTGATACCAATGTGCCCAGAACGTTAGTCACAAGCATGAATTCAGAGTCAAGGTACAGGTAAACGATGCCCGCCCCAGAGGTGAAGTTTGGGGCGGTAATGCCAGTGGCGCTCGTTACTGCAATGGTTACGTCAGAAGCGCCACAGGCTGCGGATAGCGTAGTTGCTGTCATTGTCATAGTGTGGGCTCCTTAGCTGGCCACTCGGCAAGCGAGTTCCGCGTAAAGCGTGACCCAGCCGTAAAGAATATCCAAACGGGTTGGGAAACGGTCAGTGTTGATGTCATAGGCACGAACCAGCCGAAGCGAAAGCCCGAGCTGTTTGTCCGAGACACGCGCAGCCATGTCTACGCCGCCAGGTAGCGGCAGATCAGCGCAACCCAAAGCGAAAGCATCCTTGTGGAATGCCAAGCCTTGCGGTGACGCCGTGTTCGCGGCTCCGTTGATGTTGATGGTCGCGCCGTTGGTCGGGGAGGCAACGACGTTCTGGAATGGCCCAGCGACGACAATGGACGGCGAAATATTCAAGGTGAGGTTGCCCGCACCGTCCGAAGAACCGTCTGTGGTCAGGGTGAAGTTTCGCAGCGCACCCGTAGACTGTTTGTTCTGCGGGTTGACTGCAAACGTTCCGGTTGCGGCGGCGCCGATGGTAAAGACGTTGCCCTTTTTGACGCGAAGTGCAGCGGCAGCGGTCCAGCCGTTGGTGATCAGGGTGCTTCCGGTGGCACCAACTTGGTTGACGACCGGAGCCCCACCCAGAGGGCCAATGGTGTTGACGTTGACGTTCTGGTCCATCGACCACTTGAACCCGATTGCAAGGCCCATTTTGCCAGACTCGTACTGAGTCGCAATGTCCTGAGCAGACTGGAAAAGTCCTTTCAGAGCATCGAGGATGGTCGCTTGCATGGCCGGACTGATGATCAGAGCCCGCAGATTGTCGCGCGGAGCCGCTTCCTCGTCCAATTTCTGACCCGCCTGCAAGTAGGTCAGCAAAAGGTTTGGAACCGTTCCCGGCGTCCCAATCTGGTTGAAGACATTGACGTACTGCGCGAGGCCGTCAAAGTCGATGTTGTTGGCAACGTTTGCCACTGCCGGACGGACAAAGCGGTCGGAGAAATCGTCCACACTCAAAGCCAAATCCTGAGACGTGAACGCGATGTCAACGCCGCGCTGAGTTGTTAAGGTCAGCGGCACCTGGGTTTCAGTGGCATCTTCGATGGAGAGCCCCTGTCCTACGCGGCCTGCATAGCGGGCCGGTTTACGGATATTGAGGACTGTGCCGATTTTTGCACCGGCTCGCCCGAACGAGTCGTCAAAGTCCCGGCGCACATACTTGGTGAACGTGAGATTGTTCTCCAAGACGCGAAGCGCCTCTCGGGTGATCATACTGATAGTTAAAAGGGTATTTGCCAAAGCAAACTCCTTGCAATTCGGATGTATGGTTTGTTCCGGTTCCGAATCGGAGCTAGCTTTTGACTCAGAGCGAGTCGGCGGAGAAACTTATAAGACAGGGCGTATGACGCGCACCCAGAGCGCGGAAATATCTATCGGCGATACCGTGCCTTATCCTGCTGGTCGCGAATGCGCCGATAATCCTGATAACTCAATTCATCAAGCGGCACACTGGACCGCGTTGCGCTGCCGCTTACCGGCCGAATCGGGGCTGGTGCTGTGCTGGTTTTCTTCGGTCGCGGAGCGCCCACAGGTACCATCTCTTCTTCCTCTTCGGCTTCCGCCTCTCGCGGTTCGAGTTGTGCTGAAATTCTGCCAATCTCCATGACGGCCCGCGCATCGTTCATCCCGAGAATCTTCTTGCAGACTTCAGGATGCTTCATCAGGTAATAAACCACGTCGCCTGAATTCTCGGCTCCGACAATAGCAACCTGAGTCGCTTGTGGAAGCTGAAACGATCCAGAGCGTTGCACGCGATCCGCAACGTCGTCGAAGTCATCGTAACGCTCACGAGCTTCATCGAGCCTTGAAAGATGCGCATCGAATTCCGCCTTGCGCTCCGCATTGAATTTCTCCTGAGCACTTTGCTCTGCAGTCTTTGTGTCTTGCTCTTTCTTCTCCTGCCGGAACGTCCAGCGGGCCAAAGCCTTTGTAAACTCCTTGAAATCGGTAAAGTCGGCTTCCTTGGGTTCGGGGTCGGCCTCGACTGCCGGCTTCGTTTCCTCTACGACCGCAGGCTTGGCACCCTTGATACTTTGCAGTTCCGCTTCAAGAGCCGCCAGGCGGTCGCGGTCGGCATGACGTTCACGGGTAAGTTTGTCGATGCGTTTCTGAAAGCCAGACTTGGAACGATGTTCACTCGGTTGCGCTTCGGAATCAGTTTCCGGTTTCGTCTGTTCTGTTTCTGGTTGTGTGGTTTCCTCAGTTTCGGGTTTCTCGACTTCTGGTTTGTCCATGACACCTGCAGCCCGATTGATTTCGGCCTGCGTGTCAGTCGTGGATGCTACGGTCATATCAGCCATGTTTCGCCTCTGGATTGGTTTCCGGCTTTTGCCCAGCCGTAGGGCTTACTGTGTTGTCTCCTCAGGTTGGTTATCATTCGCCAACTCCGCCAATTCTTTTTCGTGGGAATGCTCGACTGCCTGCGATGCCGCTTCGTGCGCAGAACTGTGGGTTAGTTTGAATTTTTCAAAGTCTTGCTTCTTAATTTCCGTCCAGATTCGCAAGGTGTTCTCGATGTCGGCCAGTCGTTTTTCGTGTTGCGTGCCAATCTGGGCGACTACAATCTTGGTCTGATTATCTGCAGCATCCATGCGCTCCTTCGACTGCAGTTCTAAGGTCTTAGCCTGAATGATTTCCTTTGCCTCTTGAACCGCCTGTTGCAACGTTTGCACCTGCTGAGTCTGTTGCGCAAGTTGCGCCTGAAGCTTTGTAACCTGGGCCTCGGGATCAGTATCATCGTCATCCTGCAGTTGTGGCGGGATGGTCTTCTTTAGCCGCTTCTGCAGTTCCTTTGAGCCTTCCCAATCGAAGTCGCTGACAATCAAGTCGCCAGCAATCTGCATCAGTTGGGGAAAGGCTTTGACCATCTCCATCTTCGCAGCCGCGGCTTCCTGCCGTTTCGACTGATACGATGGCCCAACCGAAACACTTACGTCATACCGTCCAACACCAATGTCGTAAACCTGCTTAACCGCGGGATTCTCAGCAAACTGCTCAAAGGCTGCCTGCTTGGAAACGTTCTTGGAATTGAAGATGCCTACATGATCAACAGATTGATCAGGACGGAAGATTCTCTGCACTCGAGCCGTATCGTAGACTTCAGGAATCAGACTCAGGATGACGCGCGTGCGGTGCCGGATCGAACGAGCTCCGTTGTCCGAATAATTCAGGTTGGAAACGTCGCTCTCTTTCTGCCGTGCAAGAATTGCCTTGCCTGACTGCTCCGGGCCTTCGTGCGAACCGAGTGCAGCGGGATAAATCCCGGTGGTTGCGTTCATGTCGTGGTCCGCTTGCATCGTCATCAGATTAATGGATTGCACTGGCGGCTCAAACTGTTGACGTTGCGGCGGTCCTACAGGCGTCCCGGCTACAGAGACGCCCTTGTACTCCAACTTTACGAAGTTGCGGTTATTCGACTGCTGCCACTCGGTTTCATGGCCTTCAAACTGCCCCTCTACGCCGATAAACGGAGCCTTCGGTGCCAGCGCGATCATTTCGGTTGCCGCCGAGACCCAATAGTTGTACATGCGTTGCGGGTCTTTGGCGTTGCGCACCAGGCCGGAGATGTGCCGCTTGCCGTTGAATTCAACCTCATCCCCAATAAAGGGAATGATGGGGATTTCCTTGCCCGCAATCTTGCGCCCTTCGGTTTTGTTCTCATTGCCCTCTAAAACCTCGATTGCGTTGATCTTCGCCCATCGGACGGTATCAACTTTGCGCCCGTCAACCTCTTCCTCTTCGATGTAGAAATATTCAGCCACTCGAATTGTGTCGCGTGTTGCCCATTCAGGTGCCTGATCGCCAATGCTCGAAAAGTCATTCAGTGTAGCCGCTTCTGAGTCCTCGTACTGATCTTGATACTGACTGATTGGCACATCTTCGATGATGAAGCGGAATCGCGCATCTGATCGGTCGGGAGCTGTGGCGGCCGGGTCATCGTAAACCAGAAATGGGTTTCGGATTGGCTTAACGAAAATGTCTTGCTCATCGCTATTGGCTGCGTCGATGTAGTCGGTAAGAACTCGCTCCCAGCCCAGACCGCAGGTAACCATGTGGTCGAAGGCAATGTCATCGGCTACGCCGGCATCAGAATTCGTCTCTACGTGCCGAATGCAGCCTTGCAGGATCTCGGCAGTATCCACATCGGCACCATCACCTGTAGGGTTCACCATCCCTGCCGGGCGGTTCTGCCGTTGCTCGTTCGTGATTTGGCGGATGTATTGAGGAAGGCGGTTCATTACCAGGCACGGTCTTCCATCCATCCCGCGCTGGGTTTGAATGTCCGAAGGCCATTGCTTGCCAATGCGGAACTCGAAATCGTCGAGAGCTTCCCGCCGCCATGCAGCCTCAGCCTCAGCCGCTAGCTTGAATCGCTCCGTAGCCTTGTGGATGAACTTTTTGACCTTAGCATCGTCCGTCTGCTCTTTGGTCGTTCCGCTGGCTTCGAGCACTTCCCCGGGCTTAGCGCGGCCTTTCTTCTTGGCCTCGCGTTGGTAGTCATCCGCCTTGGCAGACTTTGAGAGCGCACGGTCTAGCCTGTCCCGCTCGGGTACGGGAGAGTTGGCCTCAAATATCTCGCCAGACTTCGGTTTACGGGGTTTGGGCACGATTAGAGAAAGAGGATGTAGGGCTTGGCTTGGAACTTCAACCGCGGTCTCAGCGCGTTATACAGCCCGCGCCGGGCATTGTGCGGCACCTTCTGCAAGAGTTGATAGAGCACATTGTTGTCTGGAATTTGGTTCGCAATCTCCGTGATCCAGTTGTCAGCCTCACGCTCAAAGGCCACCTGCTCAATCATTTCACTGGCCGTTGGGACGCTAAGTGAAGATTCCGCCAATGTCGGCCTCCTGAATCAGCATGATTTCGCGGTCTTCCCAGTCGGGATACTTCGACGCGGCCCCCGGCACCAGCACAATATCGCCACGCTTCACGCCACGCACTTCATTGCCAACGGCCAAGACTTGCGCGCGCTTCGAGTTCTCCATTGCCACGTCGGGAATCCAGACAAGGCCAGCTTTCACTTCAGGCGGCATACGTAGGACCAGAATGCGGTCGTGCAATGGCTGAATGGTTGGCTCCTGCAGGATAGCGGTTGCGCGATTAGTGATAAGTTTGTTCATTTGGCCTTCAGGAGAATTGCACCATCTCGAGCTTCCCGGCGTTGCATATCATCCCATGTCTCCGATTCTGGCGCTTCAGGTGTACCTTCGACGCGCTGCACTCTATCAGCCCATATATGCTGATCTGGTGGCACTTGTCCGAATGTCATCAGGCCATGTTCATAACCATCTCGAAATCCTTCATCGAAGATTTCGTGGGCCTTAGCGAGTAGAAATGCCTCAACTTCTTTCGGGGTCTTCATCCTCTACCTTTCTCACATGCCCACAGGTGCCGCAGGTAAACTTCACCGCCCCGCGGTCTGGATCGAACAGATTGCAGCAGCCCAACTCCGAACTCACCCCGCCGCGAACCTCAACCAAATTACAATCTGCATCTTTGTCGGCTCCGTCGAGTTCCATGTACCCAGCCGTCTCCTCGCCGGTACGGGCTGCGTCATCGTGCGGCGATTCAGCTTCGCGGTAGCTCATCGAATCATAAACTCATATGAAGCATATTCCCAATCCGGCTTTTGGGTAGGCAAACCGCACAAGACTCGGAAACAGTTAGATGCCGAGCCGAAATGCCGTTGTATTCCGGTGGCGTCAAGCAATTCCCAATGCCAGTGACCAGAAGCATTTCCAACACATCGAATCCGCGACTTACCCAAGCTTTGGATCGTCCGGTGCCACTGGGTCATGCTCAACCCAAGGCTGTTTGTACGTGCCATTGATCTGATCGCCGCGAGTCGTAGTCCCGCCGCCATTGTTCGGAGCGTGTTTCTCTGGCCTCGAATAGTCCGGGTCTTCGTGCCGACCGCGTTCCTGATGCGTTCGTTTGGTGTTTGCCATGTCTTCCTCCTCCATAGCCTGACGAAATGCCGGTAATACGTACTTTTGTACAAATGTTTCGAGACTCAGCGCCAGATCCTCTGCCATTGGTTTACCTTCCCGTCAGGGCTGAGAGATGAAATGTCCTGCGCTTGCGGTCGTGCTTTGCCTGCATCTCTTCGCCCTTCTTTGTGATTTTGTTGCCACGCACTGCGCCAATCTTGTTCATCGTGCCCCAGACAGCCCCAGGGTTGTGCGGGTATTCCCGCTTGAGCTTGTCTTCGAGAAACTTAGGCACGATAGACTCGACAAAATATGGGGTAACCCCAGCCGATCATAATGACACACTCAGCAAAGGAACAGAACACATAATGCCATCCACTGGGAGACGTTGCCTCCCAGTTCCCGGCACCGTTCTTCTGAATACGCCACTTCATTCCTCTTCGCCCTCAGTTTCCGATTCTCGCTCGCGGTCCTCCTGCTTCGGCTTGCTGTCCGCGTCGATGTGCATGTGCCGCTTGAGATGGTCCATCAGGTCTGAGCCTTCATCCTTGCCAAAGGTGTATTCCTTCGGCTTGTGATAGCTCATTCCATCTTCGGCGTAATGATGCCGTACAACGTGGCCACCCTCCTCGCCCTCTGAGATCTCCAGATGCGAGATTACCTTCCCGCGTGATGCGGGTGTCTTAGCTTCCTTGTAGGCTTGCATGGATCACCCCCTTTCATCGGCCGCCCTTGATGGCCCCTTCGCCCTTGTCGAGTTCGGCAATCTGCCGCTCGTGCTGTTTGTGCATCCGCGGATCAGTGCTGCCATGACGCTCGGCTTCTTCGCGCATCCGGCTTGGGTTGATCTGCTCGTAAGGAATGGTGTTTTCCTCATTGTTCGGGTTGCTGTGCTTTGCCATGGTATTGCTCCTTTTAAAGTTTTGGATGATGTTTTCGATTGCCTCGGAATTGAATTCGTCCCACATCCATGCCTCGTAAGGAATGGTGTTTTCCTGTAAACAAATGGGGTGCTTCATCTTCATCCCATCCACGCCTGGTTTTGCTGCCCAGGGTAAGCATACTTCACTTCTGGCTTGGGCATAGGCTTTAATGTCATCTGCAGAATCCGGCTCTCAAGGTACCGCGTGCAATCCATTTCGTGGTCATTCTCTTTCACAACCCGGCCGCGCTCATCCCGCCGATACAGCCGAAACTCTTCGAGCCATTTGCCCATATTGCGAAAGACCTTGAGTCGCCCCGTTGACATGCGATTCCACACAGAGTAGAGCCCGGATTCGACGCCATTGTCCGCAATCTCAAGCTTGAGGCCCAACTGCAGATAGTCCGAGAGAAGCTGGCTCCCATCTTTCTGAGATCGCCCGCGGCTTGCAGGGTCAATAAAACCAGGAATCCACGCACCAGGAGCTTGGATAGAATGCACATGGAGAGAGGGCTCGGCATGGCTGCGCTTGTATTCATGGGTTAGATAGAGACAGTCGGTTTCGCGGTCGTGGGCTCCCCATACAGCCGCAGTGAAGTTCCATCCCACATCCATGCCGTAACCTTGAGGCCAATGGGCAGGCACAATGAATGCATCAATGAGTAGATCCGATTCGGGCACGGGATATATAGCACCTGAGCCCAACTGAGGAATCCCTTTGGATCGTGCGTCGCGCTGATAAGGCGGTATTGATTGCCAGAGTTCATCCTTGGCCTCCTGTGTCAGGTGTGGGGCATCGTCCCACGTCGCCATCACAATGAACTTGCCCGAGAGCGCGCCGGCGCCGAGCTTCCCTCCAGGCAGAAAAGCTAAGACCACTTCGCTCATGCCAAGCAAGGGCGTAAAGGTAAGCATGATAAGCCCGTTGTTCGTCATTGTGCGGAGTACGCATTCGGTGTAGATGTCCAGCGGCGGTTCTTCGTCCAGCCATATTACGTCTTGCTCCGTACCCTGGAATGACTCGCGGCCTTCAGCATAACTCTTAAAGACTGCACGACTTAAGCCGCCTGACGTGTGCCTAACGAAAAACGACTCAATTTTATCAGGTACTCCCGGCGCTCGAACTGTGCGTTCAAGACTGTCGCCCGGTATAAGGCCGGTGCCGAGTGCGCCGATTGGACCCAAAAGCTTTTGCTGCAGAATGTCCCGGACGGTAGTTCCGGTGTCGCCTGCGACCCAGGCCGATACGGGGCGAGTGTAACGTCTACCCGTCCACCATGCCGGATATTGACCCGTGAGATGAAGTGTTGTCTCATACCCGCCAACCCCTTCAGTCTTCCCTACCCGGTTCGCCGCTAACATCAGCCGTTCGCGGTGGTCTATCCCTGCGGCAAAGAACTCGCAGTGCTTAGGATAGAGTGCCCGTCTTAGCGGCCCCGTTTCCGGGAAGTATCGCAGAATCTTGCGCGTGTCCGTTCGCCTTTTCCGCTCCTGCAGCAACTCCAACAGCTCCAACTTCTTCGACCTGAGCGGCGAGTCCTGTTTCTCGGAGGATGTCTGCAATTCGCTCATCTAGATCCTTGTCCGCCATCTCTTGGTATTTGTGGAATACTTCCTTCGTCTCCTTGAGTTTACCGTATCCGCGGTCCGCCATGACATTCAGCACGTACCCATTGCCCTTGCCGAGCTGCTTGGCTAATCCCTTGTACGTTGTCCGCAAGTTCTCCTCAATGACCTTGCGACACAACCAAGCAGCCACATCATAGCCCGGCTCTCCGCCCGGATTCCCTGAGCGACCCTTCGGCCACGGCGCTAAGTTCTTGAGAGAATTAGGGTGTTTACCACGTTTGTCGATTTTCACTGCGTTGACAGATTCCTGTGGCTGCTGATTTTCACTCTGCTTTCTGCTATTGACAATTGGCGGTATCGCGTCATCTATTTTCACTTTGACGACTCCAGTTTTACATGGATGATAAGCTCTGAGCCTAGCCTTTGCATGGAGTAGAAGTCGGCTACGCTAATCGCTGTCTGCCCAATGGACAATCGTAACTCTTGTTCAAATTTACTGACAGCAGCCTTGATACTAGTTTCGGTGAGAGCTTTGGCGTGGTCATGAATTACCCTAACAATTTCTTCCTGTAAGCCCATGCCAACCGGAGCCACCGCTGTTGCAACTGCAATTGTGTCGTCAGTTCTCATGTGTTACAGACTGCTAGCTAATTACCGCACAAGGACTTACCTCTCGTTTGCGGCGCAACGGCTCCTCAAACTTAATCCCTGGAAGCTCTGAAGGTGGAAGTGGAGTTGAATCATGCTCTGGAAGGTAATTTCTAAGCTGTGCGAGGCTGGTGTAGCGGGCTTTGAGGGGTAATCCGTGCAAGACTGTCTTCGGTTTGATCGCGCGCGCCAGAACGCCTGTAACCACCCATTCCGCCAGTTGTCTGAGTACGAGGATTTGCACAATGCGCTTAGGATAGAACTGTGCCGGTCGCTCAGCAGCTTGTTGATGAATGTCTAGAATTCCGAGCTTGCGGGACATTTGCGAGACGAGACTGCCCTACCCATTCCATCGGCCCGGTTTGGCTTAGCGCCCAGGCTGCGGTAAGGGGCTCACTCGTGCGCAGCAAGCCCCTTCGGTCTACGGAGGCAGTGTCGGAATCAGCATACGCGAATCGGAGGGAATGTCAAGGGTTGATTCGGTCTCACGGCTTTCCGCCTTCCTCAATTTGAGCCTCTTCAGCACATTCCCTGCAAATTTGGCATTCTCGGCAGTAGCCGTGTTCGCAGGTCAGACCTTCTCCGCAGAATGAACAGCACTGTTTAGGCCGCTGCATCGCTGGATCGTCCGGTTCGAGACAAAGTATCAATCGCTCATTTTCGGTCATTCGGGTGTGTCCGCTCCTTAGCCGATCCAGCTCTAAGTCCTATGCCAATGCCGAGTGCGATTCCAATCAGCAGGCCCACGAAAAACGCATCAATACCGCTCATTTCTCCCTCTCCACAGCTTGCTCCTTCAGTCTCGATTGAAAAATTGATGAACCTCTGTGATTTGCTTAATCATGCGCTCCAATTCTTTCGTTTTCCGGGTGCTCAGCAGGCGACGATGATTCTCTGGTGAGATGGAACCCTTCATGGTCTGACGCCATTCGACCAGCCAGTTAATCATCTCTGCTCGGGTCATGCTTGCTCCTTCAGCAACTCAGCTATGCGAGCGGCGATTTCCGTGCGCGGTAGCTGTTCTCCCTCGGCGTGTTCTGACTTCACTTGCAGGGTCGCCTCTACCGCTACCTGAATTAGCTCTGAGATGAATCCAGCAGGTACGGCAATGCCAGGTCTCTGCCGTAATTCAGCTTCAATCTCTTTGTATGGACCATCAGCCATTGGCAATCTCCAAAAGTACGTCGGCATGGCACGGCTGATCCAGTGGGCACCAGCAGGCTAGGTCTTTGCCGCGAAGCTCACGACGAATCAAATCGAGGTCTGCGGCGGGGTGAACCATCAATAGCCTGTATGCTGAAACCGCGCCCTTTCGCCCCCACGCTTGAACTGAATAAGGGTTGCCAAATGGCGTCGGCCTGCCCACATACACAGCACCCTTGGGCATCTTCCATCCCTTCGTCCGCTTTCGTTGAATCCGTTTGGGACCATCAGCCATTGGAGCCCCCCCCCACACACACACGTTTCACGGGCAGATATACGCCCATCTGCTTGATCCACTGTCGCACGTCTTCATTACTAAGAAGCACGGCTATTGCTTGACGGTCATAATCGTGCCCCTGCGCCGAAAGCAGTTCATCCACGTGAACCACAATCGAGCCGAGCTTCATCAGTAAAGGCAAATCAGGCTTCAGTGGATCAGCCATTGGAGTTACTCCCTTGAATTTCGTCGAACCAGTCACTTGCTAGTATTCCCAATCGCTGTAAAGCGTCCTTCAGTTCTCCCACTGGATTAGGCGTTAAAGATTCCGCAATCGCTACATCGGCGGCAGCAGATGCCACGCGATGTGTCCAGAACAACAGAGCGCACAGCTTCTGAAGTGTTGCTTCTTGCAGCGTAAATTCCAGTGGATCAGCCATTGGAGTTCTCCTTCCTCTTCGGACGATTCAGCGCCTTATGTAACGCCTTCCAGAGCTGATAGCAGACAGCCATGAAGTCATTCTCGTGCGTCTCGCGGAGATGGCGTGTTAAAGATTCCCTGAGCCGATTTTCTCCACATAACGGGCAGGTACGAACGTGGCGAACTTTCATTTCTGCTCCTTTGGGGGAGTCGCACCGTCTAAACTTCGCGCTCCGGTACGGTGCCTACGGGCCGCGTCAATCATGGCGTTCAAATAAGTATTCACCCTTCCAGACGCCCTGAACGTAGTAAGCAAGGTATTTGCAGGGTTGGTTAGACACACCAGAAGAAGGAAAAGAAGCATAGGCATTCTCGTCGTTAGTTTTTCCTTCGCACCACTGCGTTGCCCAGTAAAGGTCTTTCTTGAATCCTGAACGATCCGTTTTATCAATCGGCACCTCCGATCTGCTGGACTGTTAGTGAATCCCACGCATTGCGGTACGGCTCAATCCGTCCAGCACGAGTTGAGTGAAATTGTTTTGCTATGGCGAGCGAAGCCTTGGAGGTAGTTATACCCTCAGCACCTTGAAGGATCACAGCGGAAGGCACAACCCAGAACACGTCATCAGTAATACCCCACAGGACCGCGTGGGTGACGCTGCCGTGAAGTCGGGGTAGTTGCTTCGCTGTACCTTTTCGGCGATGCCATGATTTGAAACTAAAGTAGTAGCTTCCTTTGCAATTCTTAGTTGCAGCCTTGACCTGGATAGCCAAACCGTTGTCTGTATAGAGGTCTACTCCGCTATCGGCAGCAGGGAAGTAAACGTTGATTCCTCTCAGTAGAAGCTCTGCCGCAACTCGATGCTTTCCGGCTTCCCCAATGAGCATGTTGTGTGGCGTCATAAGCCTCCTTTCTCCGATGTTCCGGTAGTGGGAGTCGATGGTGCGCCAGGCGATTCCGGGGGACTTACTGGTGCAGGTTTCGTGTAAGAACATGATGAGCATCCAATCGTATCCATCTCAGCCCCGCACTTCGGACAATCTCCACCTGAGTTGCCCGTCGTTTGGTAAACAGTTGGAACGGGGTAACTGTGCACGGGAGTCGATGGTGCACTAGAGAGGGCCGCCATTGCCCAACTGCGCATACTGCTGGCTGAGTTTGGTGGAGCGTATGCAATCTTCGTGAGTGCTCCCCTGAGTTGCGCCAGGTCTGCCTTAGCAGCTTCATACTTAGCCTTGAACAAGTCTTTGGACGCGATGACGGTTTCCAGTTTCGTGGCTTCTTTAACTCGGGCAGCGGCGTAGGCTTCGGCAAAACTTAATTCATGAGGTAAAGGCTCGATGCTGTGATAGCTTCGCCAGAATGCCTCCGCATCCTGCTGCGCTGGTACTGTAGGCCCATTTTCGGCCTGATTAGCCTTGGTACGTAAAACGGACTTCTCCATCATCTCAATGCTTGCTTCAAATAATTCCCGATAGTCGTAGAATCCGAAGTGCCGTTTCAATACATCCAACCGTTCCTGCGAATCGACTTCGATTGTGATCTGCATGTTTTCTCCGGGCGGCGCTGGTACTTTGCATTTGCACTCGTCAGGCATCTCGCCGCAATTCGTACATTGACCCATCTGCCGTCTCGATTCTTTTACTGGCACTGGTACTTCGGGAGCAGTGTCGGCCACTTCGCCACGGAACTCCTGACACCATTCCAGTAGAATTGCGCCGACCATGTTTCCTTGTTTCTCGGCTACAGATTCAAGCTGAAGTGCCGCCTGCCGATTCGTGGAAGTCTTGATCTGCAACCAAACCCCATCGGCTTTCGGCACGATTGTGTATCCAGGAGGACAGAGGTTGAGTTTCGGTACTTCGGGAGCGGGATCGGCCATAGGTTTCCAGTCTACGCAAGCGGTGAGATGTCCGGGCATGTTCAGGTCTACCTTTTGACCTGCTATTTGTACAACGTGAGGAATCTTCATGCGTTGGCACGTTCCGAGTTGCGGTGCTCCGTTTTCAGTCATGGGGTTCCTCCACCACCAATTGAGAAGATGGATGATGACAAGTGAACGAGGTTGGCCAGGCGCACAGCTTGCAGACCTCGATGCCGTTAACAATTTCCGTGGGCCGTTCCTTCGCCAATCGTCGCTCTACTAGTTTGGCTATAAGATATTCTTCGTCCGTCATGTGCCATATCCATTCCGCCCCGTGGCGCTTCAGCAACGCAGCGCATCGAATTTCTTCGTCGGTTAGACTCGGTTTGTTCTCTGCTCCGTCCATCAAAGTGAACTCCTTAGAATGAATGCTGCGATGTGTCGGCCAGTACCTTTGCCGGGTTGACCGTTTTCCGTCGAGAGCCAGCGCACGTCTCCGAGATTGCGAACCTGTGCCCCAGCGGCCATGAGCATCAGAACCCACTTGTCAATGGGATAGACGAGCACAACGCTTCGGCCCTTGTTTGCCTCGACGATTGCCTTTCGTGCCCATGCGGTCGGGCCTTTCTTCTTGCCTTGGTGGACGATGGATCCAAACGGAGGATTCACGTAGTTCGAGGCACCCCACTCGCAAGTCAGGCCGTCAAATCCCTCTGGTAACGGATGCGGACAAGGATCAAAGGTGAAGCCAAATTCGGCCCTGAGAGATTCGTACAAAACGGGCGGAGTGATCCAGTAATGCAGTCCGTCATCCCCATTCCCGAGATGGAACTTGTTATTCTTCGGCTGCAACTGCGACTGATGTTTTGCTCCGTCCATCTCAACTCCCCTCAGCCAGTTTCTTCATGTCGGCCAGCGCATCTTCATTGGAATCGAAAAAACGACACGGATTGATCTTGAACGCTGGATCGCTGGCGTCGTAGATTCGCATCGCTGCCGAGAGCGTATCGAATCTCTGTTCGAGTTTGCGTCCTTCCGCTCCTGCGAGTGTCACAATCCATCCCGCTCGGCAATGTGTGTTTTGGCAGGTGTGCCAAGTGTCCATAGCCAAGGCTTTCGGTTGCGATGCCGCCGCGTAGACTGCTTTGTGAATGTCGGGAATGACCGGAACTGTGACTGGGTCTGCGGAGCCAGTCACAGGGGCAGCTTCAATTAACCCGAAGCAACCGGAGCAACCGGAGCAACCGGAGCAACCGGAGCAATCGGAGCAACCGAAGCAACGGGAGCAACCGGAGGAACGGGAGCAACGGGAGCAACCGGAGCAACCGGAGCAATCGGAGCAACCGGAGCAATCGGAGCAATCGGAGCAACCGATTAGACTATCCAGGGCAGTTTGCGCTGCCTCGCGTGATCCGAAATATTCCACCGAACAACGGTTGTTATTTACGTCAGTAAGCCATGTTTTCATGTTGCCTCAACTCCCCTCTCTTACACAACTGCTTCTTTGTGCTGATAGAACCACTGCATTAGTCGGCGGCGTTCGTAATCATTCCAGCCGAGTTCTGCCTGTCGCGGCGTCACGATGTTGCGCTCTAGAGCATCGAGTTCATGGAACCACATCGGCAGCGGTTTGATTCCGCGACTCTCGACGTGTTCGCAGGTTTTCCAGCACTCATCCGGCGACGTTCCGAACGCCATGATGCAGTAGGTCCGAATATTCCGCTTCGCCACGCCTGCCCTGAGAAGTTTGTCGAGAGCTTCGTCCCACGCCGCCACATAACTCATTGAATCGAGCGCCATGCGAATCATCGGTTTCTTGAGCCGCGCTAGCCGTTCGGCGTGATGCTCGGTCACAGCGCGTGCATCGGTGCCCTGATTAAAATCGCACCATTCATGCTTTTCCAGGCGGTCGCAAACCTTGTCAAAGTGTGCGATCCGCTCTGCCTGAGTCTTTCCAGCGAGAAGCAAATTGTCGTCCGCGATGACGGGCAAATCCGGCCAGTCCTCGAAGCGCATAATCGGAAAACCGGACAACTCAATCGCTTCTTGAGCCGCCACTTTAGGAACTCCGCAGAACTTGCACTTGCGCGGACAGCCAAGAGAAGTGCGAGTCGCTAACGGATTCCAGCGTTGAAGCACACCCGGAAGCGAGCCGCCAATCTCAGCCTTGCAACCGAAGAAAAACTCAGGCATCAACCCGACCGCAGGACCGCCGATCCGCACGCGCCGATGAGACATAGACTCTGCATACCTTCGGGCAAGCGGCAGATGCCACGTAAAGACAACCGAGATACACAAAGCGTCCCCGTCGTCCCACGTCAGAATCCCGCTTCGCCAAAGATGCTGAATCTTCAACTACTGACTCCCCTCTCTTACACTCGCCACCTCTTTACGCCAGATTTGCAGCAGCAAGTTTAGATCTAACTTCGGTGCGCATCTTGCCGCAATCTCAATCCGTTCAAGTCGCCCCGGCCACTTAGCGTTAAACCAGCGCATCGCATCTGCTGGGTCTTTGTGCCACCAAGAATCGTGACACGGCAACCAGCACAATGCCATCAGGTTGTCCGGCTCGAAGCGAATCAGGCCATAACGTCCCTTAGTCTTAACGTGAGCCGAGGTCAACCGATTCATCGTTTCGCACTTAACCCCTGGAGGCCAATACTTCCCGCATCGTTCGCAGCACCATTCAGCACGGGCTTTGATGTAATTCCCCACAAGGTGATCCAGTTCGGCGAATTCCTTTGCCCGTGCTGCGGCTTTAGGAGAACGCTTCACTTGCCCTCCCGCTTCGGCAAGCTGAGAACGTAGAGCAGCTTAAAGAGTGGACTGTACTTTGCCAACTGCTTCAGCTTCTTGAGTTCGCCGCGCTTCATTGCTCTCTCTGGCATTTGGTCCTCTCTAACTGGCTCCGCAACTGCTCAACCCGCCCAACCTGCTTCTTGATGGCTTCGATTTGCAACGCTTCGGCCTGTTTCTTGCCCAGTGTCGTTTTCCAACCGTGCCGATTTCGGTTCATCGCGGTATAGAAGCCTACAGATTGCCGGGCGAACTCGTTCTGCATCGCCTTGCGCCCCAAGGCCGGCATGGTTGCGACCTGTTGCAGTTGTTTCTTGATCAGAGTCTTAGCACGAGCCTTCCGATGAGCCTCTCTGCACAGGTCGCAGCGACAGCCTTGGTCACCGCGGACGCCCATCGACTGGTACATGCTGTTTGTGCCGTGCTGCTTCATAGCCCTTTCCGCGCCTGAATACTAGCGGCCTGTGCCTTCAATTGCTCTCGCGTGTGCTTTCTATCTTCCACCTTCTTGCGTGGAGTGGTTCGGCAAATCGCCGCGAACTGCTTCAGAATCTCCCGCCACTGCGCTAGACCCTCAGGAGTCCATTGAGCCTCGAGTGCCGCCTTTTCTTCTTTCCGTTGCCGGTTCTCAAACTCTTCAAACAGTGCATTCAGTTGGCGAATTGAAGGCCAAAAGTCCGACGCATCCCGGTGAGTTCTAAATACCCACTCAATCGCGCCCGGGAGATTTGAGCTGTAAAGCCGGAAAAGTTCGTTGGCCAGAACGTCCGTCAGGACCGTTTTGCCGTTCACGGCTGTGAGTTCCATTTCTCTGCTCAACGCGATTTCGGAGGGCGTCAATAATTGCTGAATGGGTTGCAGTGCTTCGTTGCTCGGCTGGGCTAAGTCGGTTTTCTTCATGCGTCCACTCCTCTGGATCATCCAAATAACTGCCGCGATTGAACCAAGTTGCCGGATGCGCGGTAAAACTTTTTCTCCTGCCTGCTGGAGAATTTGCAAACATGATTGCACGATTTTTTAATCCAGCAATTGCCTGCGTTCGAGACAGAACTTGCCCCTCGTATTCGCCTTTGACTAGCCTTTGAATTGCTTTCTCTATCGCCTTCAGTGCATCTCGTTTCCCGATGTGCCTCGGGTAAGCATCGTAAATCTCTTCTGCACCTTCACAGAGCGGGTTTGAAAACAATTCATTCATAGAAGAAAAGGCAACTTAAATTCCCCAGCCTTATTCTTTCCGCATCTGGCATTCGCCACCTGGTCCTGCGTCACTTCACAATGCCTCGCTGGGCGGACGCATCCCCGTTTTCGGGGACCGAGAATCACTCCCCGTGGACGGCTGCGGTAAGTTGGCAACCCGCAATTACGAATGTCATCGAAAATACTTGTCTGGAATCTAATCGTTGATTCCGAAATTTGGTTCCTCACCGATATTCCAACTTGGTAAGTGAGAGGGGCACTGGGTAGTGCCCCAACCAAATTCCGAGAAGGAAGGCCGCGGATCAGGCGGTTGAATTCAATCTTACGCACACTCTGCCTCACAAGTCAAGCCCGTTTCTTCGCATGTCGTCTTCGATGACACCAGCGGCACCTCGCCACTACTCGCTTCCACCATCTGTAACCCCATTCGTGATCATATTCGCAGGGCGACCATCCGCAATCCACGCATTGCTGATAGTACGCGGCATCCATCTCTCCGCGTCTAATCGCCCGATAAACCCGCATGTGGCAGCGGTGCGCCAGTAGGTTCTTCGTCGCCATTTCACTTGGAATCTACATTCATGTCTTTTCGCCGGCCCGGAGCCACCACGGTAAATTCACTCAAAAACTCTGGTACCATCAACACCCAAGGTATACACCCTTTCAATCTAGCCATTACCCAGCCATCGGCAACGGCCATAATGCGAGCCTCTGCGCCGTCCCGCTTCCGAATCCATCGCTGCCTAGGTTTAATTTCCATAATCTTTACCGGCCCGGAGCCGAGAGCCTGAGCCCTCAGCCCCGAGTAATCGCGGCCTTGTACGAATCAAGGGATTCCGCGAATGTCACTTCTTGGCCGCAGCCAAGACTTTAATCTTCCACCGCAGCCAACTGTTCACCTTTTTCCATCGTTCGTGTGCAGTTGCAGTAGGCGGCACAGCATCGTTGACCGCCGCAACTTCGTCAATCAAAGTGCTATTCAGCGTAGCTTTTGGATTGTCAGCCCAGAAACACCCTAGAGCGCAATGCGTATCGGCTGGTCCATCCAATCGCCCGTGAATCAACTCCCTCCGTCTGGCCACTGCTTCTCGTATCAAAAACAGGGCCGTATCGTCGGGAAGTGCTGTTTTATTGCTATCGACGCATTCTCGTCTCAAATTGCTTGCCATCTTCCCTCTCCTAATGTCACAAAATCACAGTCTCATCATCGCGTTCAAGACTGCGGAGTTCCACTGATCCAGGGGTTTCTTGTGTTTCGGCCTTTTTCGCGGCAGCGGTAAAACTCCCGGCGCCAATGATTTTGGTTTCGACTGAGTCATCCTTTAACCGCAGATAACTTGCTTTGAATGCAAACATTTATCGCTCTCCTTTCTTTAGTTAGTACGACGTTTCGTCTTCAGGACTTACTGTGCCCACGGGCCACGTGTTCCGCAGTGAACGCTCGACTAACACCAAGCCTTGATACCGCGTGAGTGCGTAAGCCTCTTCGAGCGGGTCAGGCACCATCCTCTCTGCTAATTCTTTCAGTTCTGCTATGGTTTTGCCTTCGTACATATCAAGCCTCCAGACTGTGAATCATTGCCACAACCTCTTCGAGAAATTGAAGCGTTTCCGCCTCGATTGCCGCGATCAGCTCATCATTCCGAGGCACCCGCTTAATCCAAGTGTTGACGCTCTTTGGCAAACTCGGCTCGTGGCTCACAAAGTCACACCATTTGCGCCCAGTGCAGGCCATTTCCGTCTGCATCTGCCACAGGTACTCTTCCGGGATATCCCTGGAGTACAGAATGTCCAAATGGCGGGACGGCGGAACCTTGTATTCGACTAGCCCATCCTCGCCTACAAGGCCATCCGGCGACGCTCCCAGCCTCGCTATGCGGTCATGGAGCCAGAACCCGCCCGGAACTACCTCCACATCGTTCCTGATCTCATAAGCGGCCCTAGCAAGCGGCTCGTTCTCCGTGCCATAATCCATGAACGGACTAACAAAACGCTCCCAAGACCGCCCGGTAAGGGTCTCGTAGACCAACTCTTTGCGGTATTGAAGCCTCTTCCCAGACGGGGCACCCTTGTCGCCGTTCTTGCTCTTGACCTTTAGGCGCGACATGACATCCGACATGCGGGAGGCGGTCACGATCCCACAGCGCATGTGTAGCCAGTCCGGGGTCTGCTGCTCTACGCCTTCAATGAGAGGCATTATTCCATCTCCTTTCGCCGGGCATTCTTTGCCGCGATAATCTGCTTGAGGGCCGCAGGGGATGCCTCGAATTGCGCATAAGCGGCCTTATAGAGCCGTTTTAGCTCGTCAAGGTCTTTCGCACTGGCCAGCCACTCAATCTGCTCCTGTAGCTCACCATTGGTGCCTAGGTTGCCATCGTCGTCAAGCTCCCCAACGGCAATGTTGAAAATCCCCTTAACTAAGTAGCGCATCCCATAGCTCATGGCAGCGCCGGCCGCGTGCGTCTTGGTCATCACGTCCCCGCCCTTGGCACCCTTGCCATCGCAGGGCATATCAATCTGATACCGCCGAGTGTGAGAGCCGAGAGCGACATAGCAGACGACCCGGACATGCTCAGGCAGGGGGCAGTCTGCCGTGTCGAAGGACAGGCCCAAGCCCTCCCTCGAGTAGATAGGGCGGATTACCCGGTCAATTGCAGCATAAGAAGCATATCGGCTATGGGTTTGTGGATTGTCGAGGTCCGGCGCGATCCGCTTTATTTGCTCCTGTACCCGGCTGATTGCCGCATTGAAGTCAATCTCGGCATCCCGCGCTAACTGCTTCTCCTGCAAGGCCGCCAGACGCTCAATTACGTCTATCGCCGCGTTATTGTGCAGTGCAATCGAGAGAAGGTCGAACGGAGTCTTGGCCAGTGCTTCTGGCTTTCGTTCCATGTCCACAGGTAGATCAATCTGCTGTGTCATTGTGCCCCCATGAATTCACTAACTTGGCCCTTTTTTCCTCCCATAAACTTACCAACTTGAGCCATTACGCACTTCTCTCCACAGAGATGCTGCCAGTTCGCAACTTGCGCCGTCTTTTCATCCCACAGGCGAAGTTCCATCGGACCGCCCAGGCTAACTCCCAGCAGCCACCAGTGGTTCTTCTCTTTCTTCTCCGCTCCGCACACGTCACACTTCCAGCCGGCGAGCCTCATCGCAGCCACCAGATCACAATCCCCAGGCACACGCAGGGAATGGCAGCGATCAGCCACCAGAACCACCGCGCAGGCTCAGTGTCGGGAATCACGCGCGGCTTCGGCTCCCGGCGAAGTAGGTCGATCTCCCATGCTTCCCATTGCACGCTCATATCTGCTTCTCACCTTTCCTTCCCGAAGATGTCAGTTTTAGGCCCCCACGCACACCCGCAAACTTCAGGATGAATGGCAAGCATGGCAGGCGATGCGTAGGCCTTCTGCCAGTCCGCGTAGGCCTTCTGCCGGTCCGCGTAGGCCTTCTGCCGGTCCACGTAGGCCTTCTGCCAGTCCGCGCCGGCCTTCTGCCAGTCCGCGTAGGCCTTCTGCCAGTCCGCGTAGGCCTTCTGCCAGTCCGCGTAGGCCTTCTGCCGGTCCGCGCCGGCCTTCTGCCAGTCCGCGTCGGCCTTCTGCCAGTCCGCGTCGGCCTTCTGCCAGTCGAAAGGCCGCATCCTTCGCAGGCGTTCTGCCTGCTCCTCTATTGGCTTATTCGTAAGAATAAAATTGATGCGATTCTCAATCGGCTCAGTGAGTATTTCCAGCCACAGCCCGTGATGGATGTGGCTCATTACGTCGCCCACCTTCACATTGGCACAGGCAACGCGGCACGCTTTTGCTTCTCGTTCTATGTCGGTCATATCTCTCTTTCCTTGCGTTGTTCATCGCCTTCGTCCAGCTTCGCAATCATGGCGTCCAGAACGATGTTCCGCGCCGCCAGATTCGCCCTTGACCATTCTGAGCCAATGAAAAACCAGAATAGAAACTGGTCCTGCAAGTACCGCAACACGCTATGCAGGGTATCGACTGCTTCGTCGTGCGTGTACGTACTAGGGTCGAATTGCAGAATCTTAGCGGTCATTTCCCGCCTTCTCGCCTGGCATCCTTGGCATTCCTTTGCAACCACGCTTCGCGGAGAGCAAAAGCAAGGTGGTTATAGGCGTTACTGCCATCATTAGTGCCCAATGCCTGGGCTAACTGCATAAGTCGCACTCGCCCTTCGCCCCCCGCAACCGCCAATTCC